GATATACATTTATATATCAAATAAATGTGTACATGTCTAACAATATGTGTACAAGCTGTGTACATATCTAACGTTATAAGCTTATTCCAAAATGATATAAAAAAGCTAAATTAACTGTGTACTTATACCAACAACTATGGTATAATGGTACCATAAGTTAATAAAACAAAGCGAGAATATATTATGAATTTAAGTGAAGCCTTTTCAAAAGCTTGTGAAGACCGCAGCTGCTATACCGGCACTGTCCCTAATCTTGTCGTTGACTGGCAAGCAATCGGTCATTCAACTTTTCTTTTAATGAACGTCCGTGCTGATGAAAAATTCTGGGAATCTTTCTGGTCACTAGTTGAGGAGACTGAAAGTCATCCATTCGCAAAAGCTATTATATGGGTATCAGCAGTACCAGAAAGTCGTCGTGCACAAGTCTTATGGTCAAAGAGTTTAGCTAAGCAAGAACGCATAGCAGCAAAGACTAAACGCAAATCTCTTACTATGGGCGAACGCATAGACCAAGCATTTATTGATGAATCAAAACAAGCTAAATTGTTTGATGAACTTGTATAATGGTTCTATGTTAAAGAAAACTTCAACTTCAGTATTACACAGCGGGCTACCGCACCCCGCAAAATCAACCCACCAAACACATTCTCTGGTACACCAACTCGCCGCGTCTGGACCCATAAGTTTCCACACACGCGGGTCAAACTATGATATAATGGTACCATAATCAATTAAAAAAGGAATATATTATGAATAAAGTGATCGAACAATTAATGAATAACCATCCTGGAACTACTGAATTCTCAGCTGCCATGATAAAATCTGCTGCTGAGTCTATCGGTGAAAATCCTAGAGCAGCTTATGTAAACATACGTTACACACACAATTGCCCTACGGTAAAGCGTGGCGTATACAACTTGGAGTCAATGATGCCAAAATCATCACTACCTAAAAAATCAAAACCTGAAATGATAAAAGGAGTTGCGTCAGTTTCTAATGATGAAGTTTTCGTTCCATCTTATGATGAGACTTTTGTTCCATGGGGAAACTTTTCTGAGATCGTAAAAGTTCTTAAGTCTGGTATGTTCTATCCTACATTTGTTTCTGGCTTGTCTGGTAACGGTAAGACGTTTCAGATTGAACAAGCATGTGCAAAACTTAATCGCGAATATGTTCGTGTTCAGATCTCTCCTGAGACTGACGAAGATGATCTAATCGGTGGTTTTCGTTTAATCAAAGGTGAAACTGTGTTTCAGAAAGGTCCAGTCATTAAAGCTATGGAAGCTGGCGCGGTCTTAATGATCGACGAAATTGATCGTGGAACAAACAAAATCATGTGTCTTCAAGGAGTTCTTGAAGGTAAGCCAGTTCTAATCAAAAAGACTGGTGAAGTTGTTGAGCCTAAAGAAGGTTTCAACATAATTGCTACTGCTAACACTAAGGGTAAAGGTTCAGAAGATGGACGTTATTCTGGTGCATCTGTTATCGATGATGCTTTCCTAGAGAGGTTTACTATTACTCTTGAACAGACTTTTCCAGGTGTTGCTACCGAAGAAAAAATCGTTATTAAGCACATGCAAAAATATGAAAATGTTGACTTAGAATTTGCCACTCTACTTGTTGGATGGGCGGATGCAATTCGTAAAACATTTTATGACGAAGGTATTGATGAGGTTATTTCAACTCGTCGTCTATGTCATATCGTTCAGACTTATTCAATCTTTGGAAAGCGTGACAAGGCAATTGCCCTTTGTGTGAATCGTTTTGACGAAGATACTAAAGCTGCTTTTATAGATCTTTATGAGAAAGTTGATGCTACTATTAATGGTCCTGAAGAGATTGTAGAAGAAGATTTATACAGCGATGATGATGTATAAGCTTATAACAAAACGATATAAAAAGGTATGTACAAAGGCGTGCAAATATGGTATAATGGTACTGTTAAATAAAAAAGGAAACTAATATGAATTTATCTGCTCAAGAATATTTAGCTAAGTTATTAGCAAAGGAAAATCTTACTGTTCAACACGGTAATTATTCCACAGCGAGTTTTGATGTTATCAACCGCGTCTTGCGTTTGCCTCTATGGGCAGATAAAGGAAAAGATGTGTATGACCTTCTAGTTGGACATGAAGTTGGTCATGCACTGTTTACTCCTGCTGACGGATGGCATAATTCTGATAAAGAATTCGATAAAATTCCTAAGGCATATTTAAATATCGTTGAAGACATTCGCATTGAACGTTTAATCCAAACGTCATATCCTGGAATCGTTCGTCGGTTTAAGTCTGGATATAAAAGATTATTTGATGATAATCTATTTGGCACTGACGACAGAGATATTAATGAAGCTGGACTTATGGATAGACTTAATGTGTCTTCTAAAAGTCGTGGATATGTTTCTGTTGACTTCTCTGATGATGAATCTCCATTGATTAAAGAAGCTATGTCTGTTGAAACGTGGGATGATGTTGTCGCCGTTTGTAAAAAACTATTTGACTTTATTGAATCAAAAAAGGAAGATGAGCAAGAAGATCAAATGCCTATTGGACCTACTGGTGAAGAAGATCCTAATACAGAATCTCCTGCCTCTCCTCCTTCTAACGGTTCTCGTGAAGAAGATTCTGAAGAAGGTGGTGAAACTACTAATCCAGAATCAAATCCTTCTAATGATGAAGGTGAATCACAAGAAGGTTCAGGCGAAGGAGATAGTGTTCCTTCTGAAGAAAAAAGCGATGCTCATGAAACGTGGACTGAAGATTCTTTTAGAAATAACGAAGACGAGCTTTTAGAAACTAAGCCTAGCAATGATTGGAACAATTCAGATCAAGTGCAATCAAAATTCTCATGTGGTATTTCAGATTTAAATATTAAGAATATGGTTTATTCTTATAAACAAGCTGAAGCTATGCGTGCTGAATACGTTGATGATATGGACTCGCGTGATAAATCACACTCTCCTTATCTTTCTTCGGAGTGCAAAAAAGATTGGAATAGCAATAAGTCAACTTATAAAAGTCAAGCAAATCTTATTGCGAAAGACTTTGAACGTAAGAAGGCTGCTTTTGAATATTCACGTGCTACGACTTCTAAGTCTGGCAAGCTTGATCCTTTAAAAATGCATTCATACAAATATTCTGAAGATATCTTTCTTTCTACTACTAAGTTAGCTCAAGCAAAGTCACACGGAATTGTAATGTTTGTTGATTTGTCTGGTTCTATGGGTGAGATCATTGAAGATGTTATGGCTCAAACAATCACGATCGCTATGTTCTGTCGTCAAGTCGGTATACCATTTGAAGCTTATTCATTTACTACTACCGCGTATTGGAGAGCACTTAATAAGGGAATAGATACAGTTCACGATCTTGCTCCTACTGAAATAGATTCTGACTGTAGTAAAGTGGTTGAGATATTCTCTTCACAAATGAATAAGAAAACTTTTGATGAAGCATGTTATGTAGCATTTGCTATGGGTAAGGTGCACAGTTCATCACGCACTCGCTCTTATTATTTGTATGGTGATCTGCATTCAATTGATCAAATGGGTTCAACTCCTTTAATTCAAACTTGTTATGCAGCATCTAAAATAACTAAAGCATTCACAAGAAGGCATGCAATTCAAAATACAAACATTATGTTTTTAACTGACGGTATGCCTGATAGTGTTTCTATGACTCCAGATCCTAAAGCTGATCTTGCAACTCATAGGAATAATAAATGTATCAACTTTGAGGGTAAACTTGTTAAAGGTACGAACGCACGAAATATTTATGTTGCAATGTTGTTACGCCTTAAAGAATTAACTGGTGCAACTATTATGGGTTTCCATCTTGCTACTAATGCATCAACCTTCGGTCAAGGATATACTGGCATTGAAGAGAAAATAGAATTTCCAGACCTCATACAAACTTGGAGAAAACAAGGTTTCTCTGAGTGGAAAAAAGAAAAAGGTTATGATAACTATTTCATAATTAAGATTAACCGGAGTGCAAGGTTTGACAGCGATGAATTTACTCCTAAGAAAGCTGATACTATTAGTGATCTTAAACGTGAATTCAAGAAGTTCAATAAGACTAAGAAAGGCAACAAGCAGTTAGTCGCACGTATCACTGATGCGGTGGCGGCATGAGTTGTCTATCATTACTGTTAGCAGTGTCAATCCACACAGGTTTGTCTGGAGATTATAACAATACACACCCACATCTCAGGTGTGAGGTCGAAAAAACTATGTTTGTGTCTAGTATTGCGGGGGTTTATTTAAATAGTGAATCTGAAATCAGCTATTACTATGGCAAGAAGCTTGGAATTGTAGAACTGGGATTAGTGAGTGGATACTCCAGATACCCCATTCTTCCTCTAATTAGAGTAATTAAAAATGGTTGGTATTTAAGTCCATCATATGAAATAGATAATTGGGGAGCAACTATAGGATATGAAGCAAAACTATTTTAGTTTAAAGGTATGTACTTACAAGCTTTGTGTGATATAATGTATACATATATTAAAAAAGGGACTTAAATGAAATTTAACGAAGAAAACAACATCCACGAGCTATTCGAATATGTCGAGAGTACTTACTCTAAACATTATTCTTCTGCAAACGGTGTGCAAATCATGGATCTAATATCTGCCTCAGGGTTAGGTTTAGATTTTTGTCTTGGTAATGTATTAAAATACGCATCAAGATATGGTAAGAAAGACGGAGCGAATAGACAAGATCTGATGAAGATTATGCACTACACACTATTGGCAATTAATGAACATGACTTAAAGGAGTCTAGCAATGAAACTTAGTAATGAAATAAAAGATGTATTGAATAACTTCCAATCGATCAATAGTAATATCGCAATCGGAGAAGCTGGTGGAATGATTCGTACCATGTCTGTCTCTAAGACTCTAATGGCAAAGGCTAATATTGAACCTGAAGCACCAAACGCTTGGCCGTATGAATTTGGTATTTATGACTTAGGTGAATTCCTAGCTTGTCTTAATATGTTCACTGATCCTAATTTGCAATTTGATGTAGACAAGAAGTTTGTTAACATTAGTGATGGTGTTACTTCGTTTAAGTATTACTTCTCTGAGATCGATATCCTAACAGTACCAACTAATGATATTAACTTAGATTGTAATGATCTAAAATTCACACTAACCAATGATGAATTAAACCAACTGCGCAAAGCTTCCGCTACTCTTAAAACCAGTAACTTAAGTATCCGTAAGGTTGACGAGTCTATTGAGTGTGTCATCCTGGATAAACAAAATCCAACCTCGAATCAATTTAAAATGAAAGTCGCTAATTGCGATATTAATACTAGTGCTGAATTTGAATTTGTTTTTGATATAAATAATTTTAAATTTAAAGCTGCTCCAGAATATGTCTTTGGCATTGACAAAAAGCAGGTCGCACTGATTAACGCCGGCAACACAGATTACTGGGTAGCCCTTGATAAAACCACAACCTATAAGGATTAATATGAAAGAAGATAAAACCGAACCTACTTTGACTGAAGAAGTAGCACCGCCAGTAGAAAACCCTGGACTAAGCTTAAACGATATTTCTGCATGTGTATCAATTATTGATATTGTAACTAAACGTGGAGCATTTGAAGGTGGTGAATTAGCAGATGTTGGAGCAGTACGTAATCGCTTAGCGGCATTTACTGAAGCAGCTAAAGCTGCACAAACTCCACCTGCTGACGAAGCTACTGACCAAGGTAACACCGATGCTGAGTAACCAACTTGATCGTACTAAAGTATTTGATTGTATCAAAGAAATGTCAAACTCTATGGCTCGCGTAGACGCAGAGAAAGAGTTTCAAAAAGAAGCTGCTGAAGCCTTAATTGATAAGGTAGATATTGATAAGAAGCATGTCAATGCTTTGGCTAAGATCTATCACAAGCAAAACTTCGCTACGTTCCAACAGCAAAAAGAAGAAATCGAAGATTTATACGAATCTATCGTAAAGTAATTATTATATATAATAGTATGTACTTTTTACAAAAGCATGGTATAATGGTACCATGCTTAATTATATTATGAGGTGCAAGTGAAAGAATTCTTATTCGTAGAAAAGTATCGTCCACAAACTATTGCAGATTGTGTTCTCCCTAAAGACCTTAAAAATACCTTTAAAAGTATTGTCTTGAAGGGTGAACTTCCTAACATGATGTTTACAGGTTCAGCTGGCACAGGTAAGACTACTGTTGCCAGGGCGTTATGTAATGAGTTAGGCTTAGATTATATCTTAGTCAATGGCTCTGAAGATGGCAACATTGATACCCTTCGTGGAAAAATCAAACAGTTTGCAAGTACCGTATCACTCCAAGGCGGACAGAAAGTTGTCATCCTAGATGAAGCTGATTATCTAAACCCGCAATCTACTCAACCTGCATTACGCGGGTTTATCGAGGAGTTCTCCTCTAACTGTAGATTTATACTTACATGCAATTTCAAGAATCGTATTATTGAGCCTCTCCATTCGAGATGTTCTATATATGAATTCAACTTAGGGAATAAGGCATTGATAGCAGAGCAATTCATGGCTAGGCTTCAATTCATTCTTGATTCCGAAAACATTACATATGACAATGCAGTTATTGCAGAACTCATTATGAAATACATACCAGACTGGCGTCGTGTTATAAATGAATGTCAGCGATATGGTATGAGTGGTCATATCGATACCGGAGTTCTTGTTACTCTTTCTGAGTCAAGCGTGAAGGGATTGATGGGTGATCTTAAATCTAAAAACTTTAAAGATATGCGTAAGTGGGTAACAAACAATATTGATGTAGAATCCGCAAAGTTATTTAGAATGGTTTATGATAACATGCTGACGTATGTTGAACCTTCGAGTATACCTCAATTGGTTCTTATACTAGCAGACTATTCTTATAAGGATAGCTTTGTGGCTGATCATGAACTGAACGTGGTGGCATGCATGACTGAAATCATGTCACAAATTAAATTTAAATAGGAGTAGTTGCGGTGGAAGAACTAGCGAATTACGCAACAATTATTATAGCATTAGCTATGGTCAATGTTGTTTATCAATTGGAAAAGTTTACAAAGTTGTTAACGCTTATTAATCAATTCTTAATGGAGGAAGATCCCAATGCAAATAATGAATGATTCTAGTTGGGTATGTGAAATGAAAAATATTAAAGGACCTAATATTGCAAAAGACTTGCGAGAGTTTTTATTTGATGGTGAAATCGAAATTATGTTCGAAAAGAAAGATGGTACTGAACGTGTAATGAGATGTACTCTTCACCCCGATCTTATTCCTGAAGCCATGATGCCAAAGGGTGACTTAGGTGTTGACCCCAAAGCAACTGGTGGCCAATTCTTAGGTTCTATTGAATCAGAGCAACAGGAATATATGCGAGTATTTGATATTCAAGCACAAGGATGGAGATCATTCGTTCTAGCTAATTTAAAATACGTTAAGACTAACTACACAGCATCGTGAGAATACTATGAAAGTATGGACAGTAGTAAAGCCTCAGCCATCAGACGAATTGACAGAAGCTGGTATTGAGAATGCACAAGATCTAATTAGTTACTGTGCACGTGTATCTAATCCAGCGAACGAAATGAATACTGCCACGGCCGATAAGCTTATACGGTATTTAGTTAAGCATAAACATTGGTCACCACTTGAGATGGTGAGTTGTACTCTAGGCATTGAAACAACCCGTGATATTGCACGGCAATTGCTTAGACATCGTTCAATGTCATTTCAAGAGTTTAGCCAAAGATATGCTGATCCAAATGACATGGGGTATCCATTTGTTTTAAGAGAAGCTCGATTGCAAGATACTAGTAACCGCCAAAACTCTGTTGAAGTAGATGATGAACGTTTACAACAACGATGGATTCAAAAACAGAAGACTGTAATTGATGCGGCATCAGCTTCATATAGATGGGCAATTGCTAATGGTATTGCTAAGGAGCAAGCACGATGTGTGATGCCTGAAGGTAATACAATCTCACGGTTGTTTGCTAATGCAACGTTAAGATCATGGATACATTACATTGAACTCCGATCTGGCCATGGTACACAACTAGAACACATGGACTTAGCCCGCGCTATTGCAGTTGAGATTGCTAAGATTTTCCCAATGACAACGGAGTTTGTGTCTGAGGTTTAGGTATGTACAATACTAAAAACTGTGATACAATATAGCTATGAATCCATTTGAATTAATTAAATCAATATCAAACAGTAAGAAAGATATACTGGAGAATGAGAAAGACTACAACGCCTTTATGGTAAACCGTGGTCTTTCTTACTTTCCAGATACTGTAATATACGCCAACGAGATGAATAAGTATCATCATCTTGATGGCGGTTTGCAATACCAATTCCTTATAAATATAGTTAGAAAGCGTAATAGGTTTTCTAAGTGGAATAAGTCAACGGAATCCGACGACATTAAGATAATTAAAGAATATTATGGTTATAGTAATGAAAAGGCTCGTGATGTCCTTCCGCTTTTAAGTAATGATAACTTGAATATTATAAGGAATAGGATACAGCATGGCGGAATTCAACGATGAACTGGTGGCTTGGAAACCAGATATGATGTTAGAGGTTATACTGGCAGAGCCAGATGACTTTCTTAAGATACGCGAAACACTTACACGAATCGGTGTAGCATCTAAAAAAGACAATAAATTATTTCAATCCTGCCATATATTACATAAGCAAGGAAGGTACTTTATAACTCATTTTAAAGAGTTATTCTTATTAGATGGTAAGCCATCGAATCTAACTAAAAACGATTTAGAACGTAGAAATACAATTGTCAAACTGATGGACGACTGGGGTTTATTGACCACGGTAACTTCTATTGGTGAGACAGCATCATTAAACCAAATTAAAATCATATCTCATAAGGATAAAACTGAATGGGAACTATGTCCAAAATATAATATCGGTATAAAGTAAATGAAAAAATATTTTATAGCTGCAGCGCTTGCTTTTACTGTGGCTACAACCGCACTCGCAGAACCTAGAACATTTTACTCTGAAGTTACTTGCAACTCTGATAATCGAATAGCATTTGATTTAGTTGAAAAAAAACATGGGGAAATGCCACTGGCAATGGGCAGAGCGATATTAAAAGATGCTAGAACTCAAAAGATTCATGAAGTTGATATGGTACTTGCCCTTAATGTGAAAACAAATACATATACAATAATTGGTGTATTCGAAGATGGCACAGGGTGTATAATATTAACTGGTATGGATTTTACTCGTTACACAGAAAAAGATTCTATATAGGTTATTATATCTGTATAAATAAATTTGTAGGATGCCGAAAGGGCCTACACTAACCGTAGCATGATGCTACACTTTTAACCTTGCTATTTAATAGGAGGACAATTATGTCAAACTTAGCATTTAACTTTCCCAGGGATACATTCCTTGGATTCGATCAACTTTTTAATACACTAACTGAAATTAATCCGGATGTTGCTAGAGGTTCAGGCTATCCGCCTTATAATGTTATTAAGAAAGATGATGGGCATTTTTTAATCGAAATCGCTGTCGCAGGATTTTCTAAACATGATATCGACCTAACCCTTGAAGGAGGTGTTCTAACTGTTACAGGTAATAAAAAGACCGGGACAGATAAGAGAGAATACACACATCGCGGAATCTCGGCAAGAGGGTTTGAGAGAGCATTTACTTTAGCAGATACAATCAAAGTGATTGGTGCTGATATTGTTGATGGTCTACTTATCATTATTTTGGAGAACAATATTCCAGAAGAAGATAAACCTCAAACAATTAATTTAGGTGCATTAAGTGCAGCGCAAGCTTTGCTGCTTAAATAATGTTTATTAAGTTTAACTAAAAAAGGAGAGGGGCACATGGCATACTCAGACCAAGTTTTAGATCACTACAATAACCCACGCAACGTGGGCGTAATGGATTCTAAAGATCCAAATGTAGGTACTGGTATGGTAGGTGCCCCGGCATGTGGCGACGTGATGCGTCTTCAAATTAAGATTGAAGATAACATTGTTACAGATGCCAAATTCAAAACATATGGCTGTGGATCAGCTATCGCTTCAAGTTCTTTATTAACCGAATGGGTAAAAGGAATGAACGTGTCAGATGTTGACGAAATTAAAAATTCACAAATTGCTGATGCATTAGCATTACCTCCTGTAAAAATACACTGTAGTGTATTGGCAGAGGATGCAATAAAATCTGCAGTTGCAGACTATAGAAATAAACAATTAAAGGAAAAATAGATAATGAAAGATATTAAATTAATCCGGTTAACATCGGGTGAAGAGGTTCTTGCAAACGTAGTAAATCAGTCAGGTCTAACATTAACGGTAACAGACCCAGTTCTTTTAATTCCAGATAAGGGTAAGATTGGCTTCATGCCTTATATGTCTTATTGCGAAATTGATAATATGGTAATTAAGAAAGATCATATTATGTTCAACTTAGAGCCAACCGAAGATTTGAAAGGTCAATATAAGAAGATGGTTCAAGGTGAAAGTGTCATTCAACTAAATGAAAATAATAGAAAAATATTAGTATAAAAGTATGTACTTATGCTAAGATTCGTGTTATAATATACACATGAATCAAACTTTCTATACAAACGCCTTCCGTTATGGCAAGGTAATCAAATACATTGGCTACGAGAACGGTAATAAGATTTCTTATTCCGTTCCGTTCAAGCCTTCCCTTTTTGTCACTAGCAATAAGGCACGTGATGACTCTTCTTGGAATGCCTTAGATGGTACACCAGTAGAGCCTATCGTCTTTAATGATATGAGTGAAGCCACAAACTTCAATAAGTCATATAGTGACGTCCCTTCTTTTAAAATCTTTGGCAATACAAACTATGTTGTGCAGTATATTAATGAGGAGTTTCCAGGCGATATCGCATGGGATCGTAATCTTATTAATGTTACCTCCCTCGATATAGAATGTAAGTTCGGTGATGGTTTCCCAGAGCCGGCTCTGGCTGATCAGGAAATAACAGCAATCACCACAAAGAATAATATCGATGATACCTATTACACATTTGGTTGCATGGATTATGATGTAGATAAATCATTAATGCAAGACCATGCTGTGGAATTCATATGGTGTGAGGATGAGAGAGATCTCTTAAACAAGTTTGTTAAGCATATGAATACTACCTCCCCTGATGTTCTCACGGGTTGGAATATAGAATTCTTTGATATACCATACCTTGTTAATCGTATTGCCAAGATATGTGGTGAATCTACCATGAAACGTTTATCTCCATGGAAGATGGTTGATGCGCGGGAGACACATACAGGCTTCGGTCAATCCACAATTAAATATGAATTAAAAGGTATTGCTATATTAGACTATATGGCTATCTTTAAAAAGTTCGGCTATTCGTATGGTCCACAGGAATCATACAAGCTTGACCATATTGCTAATGTTGTTCTCGGTGAGAGGAAGCTTGACTTCGGTGAAGCATCTGACCTTAATGAATTATATGACAATGACTATCAAAAGTTTATTGATTATAACATCAAGGATGTAGAACTCATTGATCGTATGGAAGATAAGCTTGGTCTTATTACTCTATGTCTAACCATGGCATATAAAGGTGGTGTTAACTATGAGCAAGTACTTGGTACTGTGGCTATATGGGATTCACTAATCTATAGAGACTTACATAGTAAACACATTGCTGTTCCTATGAACGCTGAATCATTTAAAGGTGCATATCCTGGCGGTTATGTAAAAGAACCTCAAGTAGGTATGCACGATTGGATATGTTCGTTTGACTTAAACTCTCTTTATCCATCTATCATTATGCAATACAATATGTCGCCTGAGACCATATTACTGGATGATGAACCGGGTGTCAATGTTGAATCTGTATTAAAGGGGCAAGTACAAAACAATGTTCCCGATACAGCTTTAGCGGTCAATGGCACACGGTTCAGCACCAAGAAGCTAGGCGTATTACCATCAATTATTCAAGAGATCTACACAGAACGTGTCGGTCATAAACAAAAACAAATTAAAGCTGAACAAGAATTAGAATTATGTACAGTAAAGTCTGAAGTCTATGCACTTGAGAAACGTATAGCTATCGCTAAGAACCAACAAATGGCTCTTAAGATTCTACTCAACTCTTTGTATGGTGCGATGGGTAATAAATGGTTTAGATACTTCGACATGAGAATTGCCGAGGGTATCACTCTTACTGGTCAAGCGACTATTCGTTGGGCAGAGAACAACCTTAACAATTATCTTAATACCACATTAAAGACTAATAAAGATTATGTAGTTGCCATTGATACAGACTCGGTCTATGTTACCCTTGACCAATTGGTTAAACAGTTTAAGCCAGTTAATCCTGTAGACTTCCTCGATAAGATATGTTCTACAGCGCTTGAAGGAGCACTGACTGAGTGTTATGATCGTCTATATAAATCTCTAGGTGGTATTCAAAACCATATGGTTATGGGTCGTGAGGTTATTGCTGATCGTGGTATATGGACAGCAAAGAAGCGATACATATTAAATGTGTATGACAATGAAGGTGTTCGTTATGCCAAACCCAAGTTAAAGATCATGGGTATCGAAGCAATCAAATCATCCACTCCAGCTATATGTCGTCAAGCATTAAAAGATATATTCAAGCGGATCATTGAAACTGATGAGGAGACTGTGCAGAGTGACATAGCAAACTTTAAGATTGCATTCCGTCAAGCTTCTGCCGAAGAAGTTAGCTTTCCTCGAGGTGTGAATAACTTAAACAAGTGGACAGATAGGGATACTGTATATAAGAAAGGTACGCCAATCCACATTCGTGGGGCAATCCTCCATAACAATTTAGTTACTGATAAGAAGCTTAGCAGAAAAATAGAGAAGATAACCAGTGGTGATAAGGTTAAGTTTACATACTTAGTCAAGCCAAATCCTATCAAGGAGAATGTTATTGCCTTTATTGATTACATGCCAAAGCAATTTAATCTGGATAAGTACGTGGACTATAATATGCAATTTGAAAAGACATTCTTAGGTGCCATTGAACCTGTACTAGATGCGGTTGGATGGAAGAGTGAAAGAAGTATTACACTTGAATCATTTTTCAGTTAAGTATGTACTTTTGCAAAAAGCGTGTTATAATAGTAGTATAAATTAATAGAAGGAAGTATATATTATGAAACTATATGTCAATAAAGATAAAACTAAGTTCGCTGCCAATCAAACAGATGCCAAGAAGCAGTTTGGTATAGTTGAACCTTATGAAGTACCTACTGACAAGCCTGGACTTATAGCCTTTCTTAATAACTACGAAGGCCCACCGGCTGCAGCTGTTGATCAGCAACCAGCGGATAGGAATGAATATCCCACCAGCAGCGTTACTCATCCACCTAGAGATACTTTGGTAGGAAGATGTAGCATGGTAGAGTTAAAAGAGTTGTCCACTACACTTAATGTTTTAATAAATAAAACGTGGAATAGTATGGACCAACTAAATCCAGAGGCACTAATCAAATGATGAAATTAGTAGAGTTTTTATACGGTGCAGGTTATATAGCTTGCATTGCAATCGCAGTATATGTTACACTTGTAATTATAGAAAGCGCAATCGGAGTAAGATAATGAGTAAAAATTGGGTAGAAGATATTGCAGCAATGCATAACAAATATGGTGTACATGAATGGACCGCTACCGCAAGTCCATATGATTTAAAAAAGTTTATAGATTTTCGCTTAGATTTTATCGAAGAAGAATTCGAAGAAACTCAGAAAGCACACTTTGAAGAAGATGCTGAAGAAATTGTAGATGGTCTTATTGATCTTTGTGTTGTAGCTATTGGTACATTAGATGCATTAGGTGTAGATCCATATAAAGCATGGGATAATGTCTTGGCTGCGAATATGGCAAAGGAAGTCGGCATTAAACCTGAACGTCCAAATCCATTAGGCCTTCCAGATCTTATTAAACCTTCTGATTGGAAAGCTCCATCACATCAGGGTAATCATGGTATTATTGCAAATAGTTTTTCTGATAAAATTAAAGATCGTATGGAAGTAGCAAACAAAGCAAGGACTGATATTCTAGCTGATAACCCTGATATTAATTCTAGCTGGACTCCTGATGCTATTACCTATGATGAGAAAGTTAGTATTGACTTAGTTGACTTTACGGCAGATTCTGAGTATATTAAAATGATGGGAGATATGAATGCCAATAGCTAAAAGTAAAATAACCTATGACCTATGGTTACAAATGTACAAGGGTGTTGATATACACACAATCACTTTAAAAGAACACACTAAATGGTGTATTCAATTTGCTGCATGGAAAAACGGTAACATAGAAAAAGTATGAAACATTTAACCCGTCGTTGGGGAAGTTTAACCGATCTGAAAAGGTATTTAGAAACTAAAACTAAAGAAAAGGTAATGAGCTTCAACGGTATTGAACTTGTTACTAATAAAGGTAGTTATAGTATTTCAGTGACATACGGCACAATGGAAAATGAATTAATTTTTAAGAAAAAATGAAAGCACTTACATTATTTAAATCAGTATTTGATAACAAAACTCATAAGCGTGTCGACTTTAAAGACGATGCTTCTTTTGAGAAGTTATTCATTGACTTATCGGCTTTACCCCGTAAAGATAAAAAGTCAGCTTCTTTAATATCACCAGCAGTTTATGAACCTGATACAACTCGTTCTAATGCTAGTGTGATATGTTGGGCAGGTTGGTGTGCAGTAGATGTAGATGAACACATATTTGATGGAGATCTTGAGAAAGAATTGCTTGACAACTACGGTCAATGGAATCACATCGTATATTCTACTGCTTCATCCACTAAAGAGCATCCTAAGTTTAGGATAGTATTCCCATTAAGTGAAGATGTTCCTAAGGACAAGATCAAGCACTTCTGGTTTGCTCTTAATAAAGAGTTAGGTGACATTGGTGATCCTCAAACAAAAGATCTAAGTCGTATGTATTATATCCCTGGCCAATACGCAGGTGCATATAATTTTATATTCAAGAACTTCTCTGGCATGATTATGAATCCATATGATATTATGGCAAAGCATGATTATGTACAGAGAGCTGGTGGTTTATTAGACCATCTCCCACCTGAAATTCGTCGTCAATTGCTTGCTCACCGCAAGAATGAAATGACAAACAATAGTATAACATGGAGCAATTATAGAGATTGCCCATTCGTTAATCAAAAATTAGTTAAAGAGTATAACCAAATCTCTGAGACTGGTTGGTATACAAAGATGTATGCCATTATGGTTTCAATTGCAGGAAGTGCTGTCAGACAGAAGTACAATATAACTGCTCAAGAAATCACTACATTGTGTAAGGAGATAGATTATGAAAACGGAAACTGGTATAAATCAAGACCATTTGACAAAGAGGCCGATCGCGCCATTGAATTCGTATACGGAAACGTTTAACCAAACAGACATAGATCCTAAACGTTTATACGAAAGGGCCAAGCCTGAATCTGAAAAGATAACTTGGAATCCAAATATGAGATCTAAAGAAAAGATCTTAGAAGATTGTTTGATGGGGCAATGTGCAGAACTATATCTAATAGATAAGTGCGGATACACAGATAATCCTAATGGATTTATGGATGTGCTTGATCTTGAAGGTCGTGAGATTGAAGTCAAAACTACACGTAACCCGTATAATGTGAAGTATATGTTGGGTGATCTATTAGTCCGTAAGGTCGAATTTGGTCATGATGTTGCTGATACAGTTTTAGCATATCATTACCAAGAGAAGACCGGTGATTATATATTCTTAAATGAATATAATTTTAATGGTACAGAG